TGCGGCCAAATCAGACTGACTCAAATTGGCATTTGCTGGGTCATGTAAAACCTGCTGATATGCGGCTCCAACTGACTCTCCAGCATTGAGCAACAAATCAGCACCCAATCCTGCCGCAGTACCAAAAAGTTTGCCAAATTGACCAGCTACACCAGCAGGCATCAACTCTTGAAGAGTCTCTGAACCAACTAATTGCGCCCAGCCTCTTGGATTGTCAGCAATTGATGAGAATAAAGCACCAACTTTGGCCGCAGGACCATCAGCATTGCTGATAGCCGTCATGATGTTTTGTTGTTGCTGTGCGCTTATTGGGTCAATGACATTTGATTGCGTATTCAGCGTTTGAGATAAAAGATTGAGTGGATTTGTCAGCGTAGTGGTCCCAGGCACATAACTCAGCACCCCCGCTGTTTGTCCAGCAATGTCTGACCCCGCCTGCATAGCAGTTGACAACCCAAACTGAGTTGTATTGCTAATCAAATTACTCGCGGCTTGGTATATCTTGTCCGCTGTTGAGCCTGATTGAAAAGAACCAACCAACCCACCGCCAATTGGCAAACCCGTCATTGGGTCATATCCCATTGGGGCTTCTTGATTATTTCCACTGGTAGCTGTTGATGTTTGGGCGCCAGTGGTATTGTTTATTGTTCCTCTACCTGCACCTGCTGTATCGCTTGAAGCACCTGAAATAACCTGCTGTGTTTGATTTGCGGCTAAATTTGCTTGTTGTGCGGCAGTATCTACAGTAGATGTTGTCTTATTGCCTTGACCTGCACCAGCACCAGCATTTGATGCCATAGAGTCAATTTTTGCTTGTGCGGCGGCTGTCTGTTCTGCGCTTGTCTGAGTGGTATAAGACTGACCGTTATAAGTAAAAGTGGCATTTGGCCCCAAAGCGGCTCTTGCGGCATTGAATGCGTCGCTAAAAGAACCTTGCGCTGTATAGTCGTTTGTAGCTCTCTGAACACCTTGATCAGTTGAGGTATTGGGAGTATTGGCATTTGTTGAATATGCAGATGCTAAAGCTTGGTTTGTTTGATTTGTTAAATCAGTAGCTCCAGTATTAACAGGAGTTGTTGCAGATGTTGTATCTGCTGTTGATGCAGGAGTTGTTGTAGTTGTTGTCGATGCAGGTGTGTTTGTTGATGCTTTGGCATCTAAAAGAGCATCATTTGAATTGATTTCTTGTTGAGTTTTAACTTGATCGGTGGCGGCGGCTATGGCGGCGTTAATCGCTGTTTGTGTAGCAGGTTGTCCAGCCAAAGTACTACCAATGACTTTGTTGACTATTGCTTGTTGAGCAGAAGACAAGTTGTTATATCCATCAACTTGACTTGCAACAGCAGGAACTGCGGCGCTTATACCGCCAGCAGTCAAAGCTTGTAGTGCATTTGCTTTGCCTTGTGATGCAACTTCAGAAGTCACTGCATTTGTAATTGCATTAGAAGCAACACTTGCCGCGGTATCCCCTAACGTACCTGCTAAGGCATTAGTAACAGCATCACTTACAACAGGTGCAACCGCAGATGCGGCACTTCCCAAAACATAGGATTTAGCAACATCCCCTATGTTTTTTCCTTCAGCTACAGATATTCCAGCATTGATTAAAGGAACAAATTCACCCAAACCAGTAGCGGCGGCGGCTATGTCAACAATAGGTGTAATTGCTGGTGCAATAGAACTTAAAACACCGCCCCCACTTCCTTTTGTATAACCTACCTGACTGTTGCTTTGAATGGGTGACAAAACACCATTAGCATCCGCTTGAGCAACAATGTTTAATACACCACCATCACCTGCACCAACTTGAATGGTATATGTTCCATCTCCATTTGGATAAATATTTGCCAAAGCACTAGCAGGTATCAGGTTACCACTAGAATCATACAATGCCGTTTGAGTACTAGTTCTACCAGAACTTCCCATTGGTACAGCCCCAACCTTAGCAGTAACTCCACCATTTTGAATAGAATTGATGATACTTTGGTAATTGGAGCCACCTATACTTTGAACCGCCAAAGGCGCAGGTGTAGTTGATGCAGAAGTTGAGTCGGTGGATCCTCCTAAAGGAGCGGTTGTTTGTGAAGTTGTTGAACTTGTAGCATCAGTTGAGCCACCCAAAGGTGCAGTTGTTTGAGCGGGTGTTTGTGAACTTGTGTAACCGTTATAGGCATTTTGAATAGATGTGACATCAGTGCCATAATGGGATGCCAAAGCAGACGTAATATCAGGCGTGAGTCCACCTACAGACTGAACCGTAGCCGCCACTTGATCTGGTGTGGCATTTGGGTTGTCCGCAAAATACTGCGCGATCTGATCTGATACGGATGTATTTGTAGTCATGATGAACTCTTTACAACCATGGTATTACTTAAAGCAAAAGCCCAATCTTGCCACGTCTCAAATCCTCTTGAATCAGGTACACCGGATTGAGAGAAATATCCAATCCCACTCATGGCATCTGCCCACTCTCTCCATCTAGACTCTTCAATTGTCCCAAGTTGATTGGCGGCAAACTGTTCTGCTGTACGTGCACACCACAAATCCCACTCAAAGTTTCTAGGGTCAAGAACTACTGCCATTATGGGTTCCCCGTCGACCTGACATCTCCAATTGTGAAGGAGATCAATACCTTACCCATTTGATAGTTACCACCATAAGTGTTTGACTCAAAATGCAAACGCATCTCACGGCGTTGCTCTTTCATGTCAATCTTGAGGGTTGTAGGATCAAAGTTGTATGTGACAGAGGGTTGGTCTGTATCATCTGCGTAACCCTTACCAGTCACAATCAACTGCATGGTGCCATTTTGGATAAAGTCAGGCTCAACACGCTCAACTCTAGACCAATAATTGTCACCGGGCTGTGCAGTTGCCCCTACCAAGCCACCAAATGGGCCTATGGCAGGCGTTTCAAAGTAACTGCGTATGGCGTCAACCTGAGTCAAATAAACACTGTCTACGCCTGATTCATGTTGCCACAATGGGTAAACAAAAATGCTCATTGTGGTTGATGTAATTGAGGTATAAGAGTTGTTTAGGGTATATGTACCTGTACCGCCAGTTCCCGTACCCAATGCAGTGATATACGTATTTGCTTGGTATGGGTTGTTTGTCTGCCCAGCAAAAGTGATCACCTGACCCAAACTTATCGTTCCAGATGTGACCGCCGAAACAGTTAAAGTATTACCTGAAATACTTCCTGTAAATGTAGTGGCCAAAATGGGATTTGTGTCCCCCCAAATAGGCTTGGGAAACACTTCGGTATAGGTTCCTGCTGACCTTTGAGCGCCTATAGCTTGACCAGCGTCATACCAAGTCTTTTCTCTGACGTTGTACACAATCGCATCTGTGCACTCAGTGGCTGAACCTCTTGGGTAAAACCACCAAATCTCCCCATAACGGCTGACTTTTGTGCACCAGACCTTTTGTCTCTGTGAAAAGTTGATGTTGTCAAAGAAGTAGTTCTGATTTACAGAATTAGGGATTTCCATGACTTGACCGTTATACATCAAGAAGCGGTCAATACCCACCCAGTAGAAAATGCCATCATATTCAATAACTGAACTAGAAGACATGATGGATGTCTGACTAGAAATCAGGTCATATGTCCAATAAGATGTGACAGAAGTTCCACCAACTGTGATGGTTTGGGGTGAATAAGCAACCCTAATCAACGCATCTAAGGCCCAAAATAGGCCACTAGGAGAAGTTGTACCACCACGGATAGGCAAACCCTTGACAATCTTACCTGTGGCTACGTTATTTGCGTTGGATACAGCAGATCCAAAGTCAGAAAAGTCTCCAGATCCGCTATTTTGTATCAATCCGTTGTTGCCATAGACAAAAAGGTAGGGGTGAATCATCACGCATCCGCCTGAAACAGCAATGTTATTGTCAAAAGTAACGGTGGTTGAGCCTGAACCTGTGGCCGCCGCACTCATGGTCACGGTTGTACCGCTTACAGAGACAACATAAGCACCAGTAGCGATATAAGTACCGCTCAAAATCTGTCCAGCCGCAATTCTGAGGTTAGATGCGGTCAGAGTTAGGGTTGTGGTTCCGTTGGCTGTAGCGGTTTGGGTGAAGACGCCAACTTTAGACATGGAAAGCGAATATTGATTTCCGGGGAACGTGCCATACAAGACTGGCGTATTAACTGTGGAGTCGATAGCGTTTAGGTTTTGACCGGGATGCGCCACCAAAGTATTCGCTCCACTACCCGAAGAGTTGTAACCAATGTCAAACTGCCACAAATTATTGAGGTTTGACGTAAAGTTACTCAAAGAGTATTCGTAGGGTCCAGTACCAGTTCCATCGTTGTTACCAGTTACCCACTGCTCTAATCCGTTGGCGTTACCAGATACAAGGTAGTTAAGCCCATTTGATGAAGACATTAACATACCGCGTGATACGCCTGATGCATTCAAGAAGATGGCTTTGTAGCCTCCCATCTTACGGGGCCTGCCACGTTGAAACCTTACCCACTGACCATCAATATATATAGGCGAGTCAAACTGCGTCCCGTCACGCTGGATGCCGGGCTGTATCTGTAGGGCAGTGACTTTAGCCGTCAAAATGTTCCCCCAGAAATACCATTGGCAACATACAAACCACTAGCAGTTAATGTCGCCGCTTGTGTACCATTCACTGTAAAACCAATCGTGTTACTAGCAGGCAAATACAAGCCAGTATTGGTATTACCTGAGAAGTTAATGGATGGCGCTGTTGCCGAACCTACGTTAGCCGTAAATGTTCCAGATGAAGCAGTATTTGATGTTGTGCTGTAGACGTTTGTACCGTCACAGATGGCAAATGCAGTCTGGCCTTGGTTGACAGTTAATGTTGTACCTGAACCTGCTGTTTTGAATGTAACAGTGTATGAGCCTGTAGTTCCGTTCTGTAAAGAGTACAGTTGAACAGTAGAGGGCAACACAACTGTTGCATTTGAAGTCAGAGTACCAGAGTATTCTTGAACGACGTTTGAACCCTCAGAAGAAGTCAAAGTCACAGTTCCACCAGTGATTGTTTTGGTCAACTGAGTGAATGCAAACTGGTTAGAACGACCATAAGCATAGGTATTGAAACCAGAGCTACCGTTAGATACAACCACCAAGGATTCAGTCAACTGCAACTGTTGAGAGGAGTTTCCATCAATCGTATCAGTTCCAGATGGCGTCAAAGTCAAAATGCCTGTTCCAGCATTCCTGATAATCACAAACCAACCTGCGCCAACAGTAGAAGATGACGGTAATGTAATCGTTCCTACACCTGAAGACCAAACTTGAAAAGACGCTCTGTTGTTGGCGTTTAGGGTGGAGTTGGAGTAAACATAGAGAATTGGTATCGCGGCATTTAATGTGGTTCCAATAGCCGTTAGACCAAAGCCAGCAAGCGCAGAAGCGTTAGCTGAAGATGTGCCAGCACCAAAGGTCACAGAAGCCCATGTACCGTTTGTAGTGGTGTTATCGGTTAGCCAAATGAACTGAGCTACCCCTGAAGTCACAGCAATGATGGTATTGCCTGAATTATCCGTTACCGTAAAAGTATTCGTACCGATGTTTCTAACAAGAACTGTTTGTCCAGTAGATACTTGTGCGGCTGGGGGTAATTCAAGCAATAACCCTGTTGTTGTGGCTGTACAGTCAATGATTGAACTGGCAGGAATATTGGTGTTTCCGTTAATAGGCCACTGAAGAACAGTATTTGAACTGATTGTGATGTTCTCGTAGCTAACAGAAGATGGGCTGATCGTTTGCCCAGTAAACGGATTTACGTATGAAGTCATGATTAAGAGTCCTGTACAACTGTTTGACGATCCCCAATACGTAGGGTGTCTTCTGTTTTGAGAGCCGCCATTGCTTGGTCAAACAAAGCATTCCAAGTGGCTAGACGTGGATCATCTTTAAGAAAAGGTGCAGTTTGCTTCAATACCCCAAACAACAGCGCATTTGGAGCGTTTTGAGTCAACCAGTTAGTTTGATTGTCAGAAGCCAAAGGCTGTAAACGGGTATAGCAAAGAGCTTCAAAAGCGTAGTTTTGGTCAGGCGTAGGGGCAACAAACCAATGATCCCAGTCATAGTCT